CTACAGGAAACGCCCACATTCCTAATTGACTGAATATCTTAGATGCGCCAGCGGTAGTGTTCGCTCCCGCCTCTGCGGTAGCAGCAACAACCGTGGTTTGCGCTTCAGCCATTTTCATAGCTTGCGCTTTAATCGACATAGCAAACTCAAACGCACGGAAAGCAGTTTCCGCCGCCTGCATTACCTTATAGCCTGTGGACTTTTCTTTAAAGAAGCCCTTAGCAGATGAGACAAGATTTCCGTAAAGGTTAGCTTGATTACGCAATGATTTGTTTTGCGCGTCCCTCCGCGATGCTTCGTCGGTGTTATCCTTGCGTAATGCAGTTGCCAGCAATTTTTGACGCTTGGCAAAATCATCATACACATTAATCAAGCCACCAACAGCCTTGCCGACATTGCCAAAAACGCCTTCAAGGTCAATGTCAAAGGTCATGTCTTTGACTTCCTGCATTGCGTCTTTAATGGCTTGCAAGCCGTCTACTGTTTTTTGAAGGCCAGCTTCCTCAGTCGCTTTAGCAATGAATTTTTCATAAGCTGCCGTGCCTTCTTGAAGGCCAGCGGCCAATGCGGCAAACTTAGCTGCTTGCAAAATTGCCGCATCGCCCGACAATCCCATGAGCGTAATTTCTTCACGCAATGCTGCAATGCGCTTGTTTTGCTCATCCAAAACCTTGTTTTCAGAGCCAGTAGCAATAGCGGTTAGATATGCGTTATAGGCTTCCGTGCCTTTGATTAACTCAGCATTTTCCAAGGCACGCATGGCAATAGATTTTTGACGCTCTTGAACGCCCATGCCAATTAGTGAATTTTCAAACTGCAAGTCAGCCAGCGTGCCTTTGATGAACTCTTGCCGCTTTTTCTCCTCAGCGATTTCAGTTTTTGTGGCTTCAATGGATTGACCCTTAGCCAATATTAATGCAGCCAATTCTTCACGACCAGCCTGACGCGCCTTAGCTGCCTGAATTTCGTATTCGTTTTCTATGCCAAGATACTTAGCGGTTTCAACTAAGTTGTTGTAATAATCCATTAAAGCATCAGTTGTTTTTTGAGTTGCTTTAGTTTTATCACCTGATGCCGCAACTGAAACAGCCGCACCTTGTGCTTCAGCCGCAGCTTGCGCCTCAGCAGCCTTGCCAGCAGCAGTATAAATTGCTTGGCTTTCAACAACAGCAGAAGTGTCGGCCTTTAAGTTTGCGGTCTTTTCTTTTAATATAGCGTTATTTTTCTTTATTTCGTTTCGCAAAAAAGTTCCGTGCATACCTGCACTTTGAACCCTTGCTTCCATAGCTTTTGTTTCGTCGCTTAATTTCTTTACAGTGTTAGCATCAGTTAATAGAGTTTTCTTACTCAAAGCTAATTGCGATTGAAAATCAGCCGACCTTGCGGCAGCTAAACCGCGCAAGGAGCCAGTTAGCTTTTCTGTTTCCGCACGAGCCGACGATTGCGCTGTTCCTAAAGAATACATCGCTCCGATTAAAGCGCCAATAGCCACGACAACCAACCCAATGCCAGTTGACGCAAGTGCTACCTTAAACGCATTTATGGCAAATGTCGCTGCAACCGCTGCAAAATTAGCCATACCCATTCCTGCCACAAGTGCATATATTTGAACAATAAAACCAATAATCGCTTTTACGCCTAGCGCAGCCTGTAAGGCAATAAAGGCGGCGGTCGCGCCAATCAATGCAAAGCCGACTGTTTTTAGGGTTTGTTCTATTAGAGCCAAATTGTTGTTGAAGAATGTCAAGGCAGGTAACAACGTGCTTTGAATGACAAGCCCCAGAGACAAGATTAAGTCGTTAACGTTAGCGACAGCTTTTCTAAACTGGAAGTCAAACGTCTGCGCCATTTTGCCAACAGCTTCGTCGGTAGCGCCTGTTTTAATACCCATCTGCTCCATGATGGCAGCTAAATCTTTACCAGCTTGTCCAGAGAGCGCTAGTGCAGGAACAAGCGCCTCCACGCCACCAAACAGCGTAGCCATTGCGTCACTGGAGCCGCCAGTTTTTTCTTTTAGTTCTTCAAGAAACCCACCAAGCCCCTTAGCCTTCAGCGCCGTTGCATTAAATTCAACACCAAGTTCAGCGGCCAAGTCCGTAGCTTCTTTGGATGGCTTTGCAATAGTTGCAAGAATAGCCCGTAAGCCTGTAACGGCAACGCTGGTAGAAACGCCGCCTTTGGTTAGTGCAGCCGTTGAAGCTGTTAGTTCGTCAAAGGATATACCCATTTGCGCGGCCAATGGAGCAACTGTTCCGATAGATGCTGACAACTCACCTATGGTTGTTTTACCAGCCTTCATCGCAACAAACATTGCATCCGAAACCGCAGTGGCTCCTGCCACCTTGTTGCCATAAGCATTTAAAACGCTAGTTAAGCCATCAGCAGCCGTTGCAACATCTGTTATGCCGCCAACCGCCAATTTGTTTGATGTGGTCAAAATGTTATTCGCTGTAGCTGCGTCCGAAGCGCCAGCAGAAATAATTTGATATANNGCCTTGGCTTGCGTTTGCACATCGCCGCCAAATTACCTTGGACTGTTCGCGCACGGCATTGGTCAAATACGTTCATTGTAAACAACGACTGGTATCTACCAATGTAGATATTTCAGCCATTGATTTTTGTAAAAGCAACGGCGCTTTTAGCTGCCATAACAAACCCAGCAGCCAATGCTGTGCCGATGACAGCGGACGCTACACCAAGCCTTTTAAGAGAGCCTTCTACATTTCCAGCTTCGCGGCCTAAAGCATTTAAGTCGGTAGTGGCAGACTTAACTTCACGGCTGTCAACGCTAAGTTTTTAAGTTTGCTAAATCTGCCACGCTGTAACCCCGTTCAAAGTTAATCGCTTATAGCGCAAAACTATCGGCTTGTCTTGCCCACATTGATTTTATCCGCCCATGATGCCATCGCATCAGCAATTTTCTGCCGACGTTCTTCTGTCATAATGGAAGGGTCTACCCAAGGTGGTGGGCAAGTAGCGTCACTGGCCTGCCCTAGCATATGCGCGTATTCTTTTGAAAGCGTCCGTATTGCTTTGGTTTCCCAAGGTGTCAGATTAACGCCTTGGTTATACTGCCATGCCACAAGGTCAATTTCATCAATGCCAACCTGCCCACCCATTCCAGATGCTTTAGCAGGGCCAACTTCGAACAGTATTTCTAACAAGTGAGCGCCAGCCTCAATGCGAGGCATGGCGTCCGACTTGGTTTCNCGCCTTGGCTTTTTGGCCTTTGACGGGATTGTGTTTAGCCAAGCAGCTTGCCTGACAAAAACTGATAGTTGCTCAATCGTTTGCGCGAAAAAAGTTAGCGCGGTTGCCGACAAACTCCTGCACTTGTTCTTTAATCCAAGCCCAATCAGCGTAGACCTTGCGAACATTTTCAGGTGTGCAATCCAGCACCTTGCCGTCAAGTTCAAAGCCTGTCCAGCCAGTTGTCAGCTTGACCAAATCGTCAATGCTATCTTCCGAAAGCTTTTCAGCATCAAGGTCAAGTGCCTTCTTGCCTTTAGCCATACGGTTGAGTGCCGCCTGTTGCTTGCTAAGTTGCAACTTGCGATAAATCTTGCTGTCCTGCCCAAGCAGCGTAACAGTCATGCCCTCAATAACTTCCTCCGTTTCAGGGTGGACAATATTAAGAACAGCGCCATCGTCAGCCATTACTGGCTTAAGTGAATTTAAGTCAAAAGACATGATAAAACTCCATCCGATGCGTCCGATTAAACGTTCTCCCCGTGCCGTAGTCGGACGCAGCCACGGCAGGNAAGCTTTTATGTCGTTAAACCTTAACGACGGTAATTCGTCGATTTACAAGTCGTAACTTCGAGCCATCGTGATAGCGTCAGCGTTACCGACATTCGTTTTGTAGGACATAACTTGNGCAGTGAAATACTGAAGTTCGCCAGTTACCAGTTCAACTTTGACCGATACTTGTGCATCAGAGCCAGCAGGAGCCTCACCAGCAGCCTGAAGTGCAGCCTGACCAGTGTCAGTAGCCGACAGAGCCATCGTGAGCGTAACTGAACCATAGTTCAGCGAACCACGACGCTTGGCGACAATGCCAGTGCCTAGTGGCGTGTGAGTAGCAAGTGCTGCCTCTGCGCCAAAAGCTGGCAAGTCAGAAAGTTCACCGCAAGGCAACCAAGTAAGAGCAGCAAAACCCGTTGCGTCATAAGTCGCAGGGGATGTGGCGGATACGGAAACAACCGTGCCTACCGAAGAAACAATATCAGACATTTAAAAAAACCTCCATGCACGAAGAAACTCATATAACATTGCGCTTGATAAACAAATTACCGCAAATCGCGCTTAATGTTATCAATAGCAATTCTCACCATACCACGTTCAGCTTGTTTAGACCACCCTTCGTATTCAAGGCGATAAATGTAGGGCAAATTGTTACTAATCCAAAATATGCTGCCAGTTGCTTTGGCAATATCTGGCATGGCTCGACCAATAGCTAAAGTTTCAGCAGGCAATTTACCGCTGTCAAATTCCATAGTTGCACTTGATGGTGAGCCAATAGATGTAAACCAATTCGCCTTTGCTCTGCCTGTATCAACAGGAGTATTTAAAACAATATCATTTACTAGATTAAGGCAAACTTCACGCACAACTTTATCGGCTTCTTTTCCAGCCTTCTTTGCAAAATTGCTAACATCAAGCTTAAATGTTGTCATATTAATGCTCTGTATGACACTGACACTGGAACAACCCAGCGGTCACCAGACATAAACGCAGCGGCCTGTGATGTTGACAGGATAGTTACTGTAACGTCATCGTAAACCAGCCTGTCACCGCGCACAAAGGCTCCAGCCACAGCGTCAGCAGTTGCACGGCCAATGCCCTTCCCTGCGTCCGCTGGCGAATAAACTAGCACCTGATAGATGCCGCCATATTCGTCAGACGCTTGGCTTGCGATGCCTACAGGGATAGTGTTGCCAGCAATTAGGCTTTCCGCAAGGTAAGCTTGCCCAGCTGTAGGTTTGAAACGCGAGTTTTCCCACGCCGTTGGCAGGTTTAGGGTGGCGAGTTGCGTTGATAACGCTGCGCCAATTTTAGTAAGGCTCATCGAACGGCTCCGCTACCTGCATATCTACTGCCACTTTTTCGCCATTATCTAGCAAAAGAATATACGCAATTACGCCGCCGCTTGTATCATGCAGGACGCTATCCAGTGTGCCTACATTCCAATCGCAAGGAAACCAAACCCGTGAACCTATCTGCATTAATTTGCCCTCAACTGACAAATGAAAATAATGTCTTGGCCTGATAGCCTTATGCTTTGAATATCCATAACGCGATAAGTCGTGCCATCAATATCAATGAGGCAACCAATCACGGGTTCTGGAGTGATTAACTCCATAATAAACCGTATATCACCCGCTTGAATTACTGCCCCGTCTATGTCTCTGGTGTGGTATTTAGAGGGGTAGCCAACAGCAGCCACTGTGCTTGTGTCGCTACTGCCAACATCAGCGCCAGTGATAGGGTCGTATTCTGCCCAATCCGTAAACGTGACAGTTACAGGCTCACCATATTTGGCAAGCAGCCTAGCAGCGGTTGCAGCCTGTCCGCTCATACTCTGTTTATTCTTACCTGCGAAAAGCTGCCATCAGATGACGAAAGCAAATAAGCCGACAGCATACGGTTTACAAATGGATAACGCTGCGTTGGGTCTGAATAGTCTTGGTATTCAATTTCGATAACATCAATCTTTTCGCGCTTCACCCGTTGCCCTTGGTCTGCAATTAGCGTTTCACCACCAGCGGCACGGACTGCCATTTCTACGCAAGAATAAACCACAGGCAGGGGAACTATGTTGGCATCCAGAAGAAAGCCGTCAACAATGACGTTACTGCGAGGCCATGACAGGCTCTGCGTAGCAGTTATGCGATTACCCTTCCACGCATCACGATAGGTCGCCTCAAGGTAATCAGTCGCGTTTATCAGCGCCTGTTCTTTAAGTGTCGTGGTAAGCGTTGACCAGCCAGCAATGCCACGGTCAGCAACATAGCTATCCGCAGCCGAAACGCTGGCATAACTATTGGCATTGGGAACGCCTGCACCTGTTTCGACTACGAATGCCATGTATTAATCCTTTTTAGGGCGGCCACGCTTTGACGGCTTGAAGAATGGTTCTTCAGCTTCATACGCTACTAGCGTATTTTCTTCTGGTTCCGCTTCAACTTGTTCCACAACTTCCGGCTCTGCTTCAATTACAGCAGCGTCGTCGTCAAGTTCTTTGTGGATGGGTGTGCCAGCAGGCGCAAAAATAGCATCAATGATTTTGTAACCCTGCGCTTGCAATTTAGCTTTACGCGCTGCGTTTACTGGATGCGGCTCATAAATGATTTTAGCCATAAACAATCCTTTCATTAAGGTTAGGGGCCGTCATTATCGACAGCCCCTTTCCTAACTCTTATGCGTCGGCATCACCAACAGCAAGAACACCAGCAGTGTGCTTGATGGAAGTGGCAACCTTGTCCCAGTTGGAACCAGTTGCGAGTTCTGCATCCGTTGGCGACTTGCCACCGTTTACAGTATCCCATGTGTAGCCCTTCAGAGCAACGCCAAAGGTGTAATCGACCTGCATCGTGGTTTCGATACGGGTCTGACCGTTGCTGGTTTCGATGTTGCTAATAACGTCACCGCCATCATAGACAACAGCAGCACCATCAGCCAAAGCCAAGCGCACGGGCTTTAGTTTGGAGTGCCAGCAGCGAACAACGCAGGAGCGTCAGTTACGATGATGGGACGGCCAAGGATGTCCACAACCTGCACGTTCTGTGCAACGAACAGCTGTGCGCCATTGGTCAAGTTCTGACCGATAAGCTTGTGGTAGGTCGCGCCGTTGATGACGTTTAGCAACGATGCTTGACGAGTGGTCGCCAAACAAAGCGTTTGCGCTGTTCATCGTGCCATAGCTGATTGCGTCGGTAGCCGAAACGTCTACAGTCGTGTCAGCACCTTGGTTGCCGATTGCAGCAACAAGAGCAGCGATTGCAGTGTTCAGTTTGGTCAGTCCATCAGTGCTTCAGCAAAGTTACGCGATGCAACTTCAATGCCTTCCGACGTTGGCTTCTGCAACCAAGTAAGCTGCGAAGGCTCAAAGCGGATTGGACCAAAGCCACCAGCAACCTTAACACCGCTGATTTGCAGCTGGGTCAGGTCAGTTGGCGTAGCAGATGCTTGCGAAGCATAGCGGTCTACACGGCGCTGTGCCGAGTGGATAGCAGCAAAGAAGCTTTCCTGATAGAAGTCGCCATCAAAACCAGTGGTGGTCAGACGGATTGCGCCGTTTGATGCACCGTTAAACTTATCAACCATCTGCGACAGCGTTTCGATGGTCGCTGGCATTACGTATTCGTTGAATACCTTCATTTGCGAAAGTGACATAACTTAAAATCCTTATTGTAGGTCAGGGAACATATTTTTAATTGCGTTGACCCGCTGCCCTTTATCGCCGCCAAGGTTGCCCTTTGGTGCAATAGGTGCGCCATTACCATTTCCGCCAGTGGCTCCACCACCAGAATTAGCGGGAGCAGAAACGAAGTGTTTACCTTCATCACTAGCGGCCCATTCAGTAATCGCATCAAGCAACGGTTTGTCACCCATAAGCGCAGAGTATTGACCATTTTCCGCTGTCACCTTGGTATTCGCCTTTAACATCGCCTTTGCAGCCGACATAAATTCTGGCTTAATACCCGCCTTCAGCATCGCATCGTTTAGCCCATTGTCGATTAGGTAGGATTGCAACGCGCCATCTTTTTCTGTCAGGCTTGCTTGCAAAGTCTCAATCGCTTTGGCACTTTCCTTTGTGGTCTTGGTTAGTTCCGATTTCAGCGCATCGTTTTCGTTTTGCAATGCTGCGTATTCGGCAGGGTCTATGTCGGCACCTTTGGCTTTCGCCTTTGCTACTTTCACTTCACCTAGCAACTGATTATTCTTAGCGGCCAGCGCTTCGATGGTTGCTTCTAACTCTGCTATTCTTTCTTCGCTCATAAGTTTGTCCTCTGGACTATTGTTGCCCCACTAGGGCGGTTGGCGCGTCGGCTCTGCCTCTGCGTTAGCTTGCTATTAACACATTTAGAAATGTTTGACTATAACATCACGGTTTCCCGTATTTTCTTTCTAACTGCATTAATGACAAAGGGTTGCCGCGCTGGTCTAACAGCTGGCTTAAAGTTATCTTGCCTGACCGCCATAGTTCAGCGCGGCCTTTACCTAGCATTTCATCAGCAAAGGCGGGTGGCTTGCTTTTTAGGAATTGGTCAAACGTAATATCTTGTGCAACAGCGCCATCCATACTTGCGCGTGTGCGTGGCGCTATTTGGTCTTTGGCCTTGCCTGTTATCTCTGCCATTGAGCGCGTCACGGGAATAGATGTCGAACGGCAAGCCCAATGTGCTGGAGGCCCACCATTCCAAGGGATATTGTGACCAATAGGCTTAAAGTCTGGGAACGTCCATGTCTTGCCAGAACGCGCCATACATATCTCTGTAGTGCGGCTATCTAAAGTTGATACCCATTGCACCGCTTTAATAATGTCAGCGTTTTCCATATAACTTGCCATACGAACGTCATTGGCAACTGTTTGTGTTGCTGTCCTGACAATAGCCATACCATCGCGCCGTGCTTTAGCAATAGGTTCACTACCTTTGTCGCCCGTCCCCATAATAGACTTAGCGATTTGGGCGTTTGTCAATCCAAGGCTTACGCCATTCTTTACTGCGCGGTTAATATTAAAGCGTGTGGTTTCGTTTAACTGGCTGAACCAATTACCTATGGTCGCGCCCTGCGTTAGCGATGACTGCGCTATTTCGTTTATAACGCTTGCGGCTGGCAAAGCCGTTTCAATGCCGATGCTAGCAAATGCGCCGTTTATAAATGAGGCTTCAGACGCAGCAATGCCAGCAAGGTCAGGTGCGTCTATTTTTACAATACTCGCCAATTCAGCTATCGCCTTGTCGAGCCGCTTGCCTTGGTATTCGGTTAACTCTTTGCCTTTCAACGTCCTTGGTTATTTCTGCCGCGATGCTATCCAGTTGTTTATTAAACGTAATGTTTTCGCCAGCAATAATCCGCTCAAGCAAAAGCTGCCGGATGGTCATCAAGTCAAGAAGTTGGTCAGATACGCTCATTTATTAAGCATTAATCCAAGGAAGTGGTGGGTTTATGACAGGAGGGGCAATCTGTTCTGCAATCTGTTTGGCGACATTTGCTTCATAAGCGGCGACTTGTTCTTCGCCAAGAGCATCCTGCACCCAGCCAATTACTTGCGTCTCTGTAAGCTCTTCGTATGGCGTGAATGTCGCACCTTCGTCGAGCGTCAGGCCGACGGAACCGTATACACTACCTGTGTATGTTTCGTCAGTTCCGAATAGTGTCCAATGCACGGTGAACACAATGTCAGAGTTACCTTCGTACTCTGGGTAGCAGTCAAGCTGCGATATTTTCCAAGTGGTTGTCATGCTTGGTTTCCTTCTAATTCAGCCACACGGGCGCGGAGTGATTGTAGTTCTTTGACGAGCATCGGGACCAGCTTAGAGTAATCAACGCCCATCATTTGGTCTGGGTCTGCTGGCTGGCTAACCGCCTCTGGCGCGACGGTAATGAGTTCCTGTGCGATGAAACCGTAGCGCTGTTCGCTGTTATCCGAGTTCCACTTGAAGCTGCGGACTTGGATTGCGTCGATGAGGCTTGATGCCTCTGGCGCATCAACAATGTCATGCTTTAGGCGAACGTCGGACGAGGTGTTGTAGGCAACCGCCGCCGTCGTACCAACACGAGTGATTGATCCAGAAACCGTGCCACTTTGGCTGAAACGCATATACTGCGTTCCAGAGGTGTTCGACGTTTCATCTAAGTACAAACCGTTGTTTGCACTGGTGAATTGCACCAACATCTTAGCGGCGTTTATTGTCGCCGTCGTCCCAATAAGGAAGTTGCCGCTTGTATCAAAACGTCCACGTTCGACACCAGTGGGAGAAAAGACAATAGGCAAGCCAGTGTTGGTTTCGATAGCAAAAGCGGCGGCAGTTCCGACTAAACGCCCACGGTATGTATCGCCTTGCGCAAGGTCGAGGATCGCGCCGTTGGTAGCGTTGTTTATCTTGAGCGAGGTGTAGCCGGAGATGTTTGTAGGTGAGGTTGAGCCAATCCCGACGTTGCCGCTACTGTCGATAACAGCGCGGGTCTGTAAGACGTTTGAGGTATCTGCGGTAGCAAACTCTAGATTACCACCGTTGAAGTTAGTAAAACGGTTAAAAGACGAAATCCGCGCCGTCTCGACCCTCGCCGTTCCGCTACGAAAAGAAAGTTTCGATGCTCGCGGGGTTACCGCGCTACCATTAAGAGCTGAAGTAATTTGCACAGTCTGTTCAGTGCTACCGCTAATTTCCAGCTTTGCACTTGGCGCAGTGGTGCCAATCCCGACGTTCCCGCTGCTGTCGATACGGACGCGTTCTGTGTTGTTGGTGCCGAAAGTTACTGGATGGCTTGTAGCCGAGCGTAGGTCTACAGATGTGCTTCCGGTGACAAACTCGCCTGTGACACTATTGGTTGTATCTGTTGCGCGTAACGCAACAAATCCACCAGCATTGGCGATGTGCAATTTAGCAGTTGGCGCATTCGTCCCAATACCAACGTTACCTGCGCTTGTGATACGCATGCGTTCCGTTAGAGTATTTGCTGCTTCAGAAGTAGTTGAAATTGTAAAACTAGACGATGCGCCGACGGTATTAGATGCGACGGCATCCAGTGTTACATGCGGTTTTCCGCCGCCGCCAGAACCATCTGCGGAATAAAAGGCAAGCCGCCCCCAAGGGCTAACACTTGACCAATCACTTGCACTAGAGGTGGTGCTAATGTTTAGCGTTGTTGGCGTAGGAGATGCAGTTCCGGTAGCAGACTGTATCACCGCGCTAGATGCAGTCACAGCCAGACCATCACTGGTAATAGTGCCGTTTACATCAAGGGCTGTTGCTGGCGAACTCGTCCCAATCCCAACATTCGTACCGTTGTCATACACAACCGACGCACTGGCAGCAGACGTTCCGTTGCCCTTGACCAAATAACCAGAGGTAAGCGATGTCGCACCCAATCCGCCGTTTGCAACGGGCAGTGTGCCAGTGACGTTTGATCCAAGCGCCACGCTGGAAAGATAACCGCTTGGGTTAGCCGCATCATAAGGCGTGTAGCCCAAAGCCGTGGTGACGTTGCCGCTGGTGAGCGAAAGTGTGCCGCCTAGTGTGAGCGATCCAGATGTGGTGACGCTACCCGTAAGCGTAAGGCCAGATACCGTGCCAGTTCCCGAAACGCTTGTTACGGTTCCGGTGTTCGTTGTGTAGCCGCTGTCGTTTGTAAACGCAGATATGTTGGTGGGTTGCCCCGTCAGATCAGCATAAGCGCCAGTTGTTGCCACTGTTGCCAATGTTGGCGCAGTATAGCTGACCACGCCCGTTGTGGAATTATACGACAGGGAACCGCCCGCGCTGATCGACGAACGTGCGCGGGCTTGCGTGAAATAAAGATTGGTAGAGCCTTCGGTGACAGC